TGTGCTTGGAAAAGAAGATGCGACCAAGGTTTTAGAGGGCAAGGGTAGTCAGGCTGATTTTATGGCGTTTGTTCAGTATGCCGATGCGGAAACCGCTAAATGCATCAACGGCTCAGTGCTCAGCTCCAACGTTGGCAAAAGTGGCTCTTACGCTCAAGCCACAGTGCATGATGCGAACCGTTATGAGCTCGTTGCCAAAGATGCAAAGCATGCCATGCGCTCCATTAAAAAGATTTTTGCAACCTTTGGTATGGATGCCACCGTCTCTATCCTTGTGGACAAAGACAAAGACCTGTTACAACGTGCTCAAGTCTTTCAAATTGTTGCAGGGCAAGGCTACACCATGACTCCTACTCAAATTGCTAAAGAGTTTGATTTCCCTGAACCTGCGAACAACAATATCATTAACAAAAAAGCGTTATCCAAAAATACAAAGACAGACCCACTTCCAGCAGACCAGTTTGAGGCATTTACTCCTCCAGCTAAACATGAAGAGGAAATCAAACAAGCAGTGGACGCACTTTTAAAAGAGGTCAATAGCTACGAAGAAGCCTTTGATAGACTCAAAGAGATATTTCCTCATTTTAAAATTGAAAGCCTTGAAAAGTCTCTTGAGAGAGCCATAACCAACAGCATGATTTTGGGTGGGGTCAATGAAGAGTAGAAAAATGGCTTTTAAAAGCGTTTTATGCTCTTTGATGAGTAATGAGTCCAAAAAATCATTAAAAGCGATTTTAAACCCCTTTAAACTATTTAAAAACAATGGTTGTGACCTATGGTAAACATCGACTTTACCAAAGAGCCTAAAGAGGTTGTGGATTACCTTGCAAAAAAAGGGTTAAAGACGACCTTTGACTACAAAGAGATGATGTATGAAGCGCACCATGCCTCTTTTACCGTTGCCAAAATGACAAACCTTGACCTTTTAGGTGACGTGCATCAAAGTTTACAAAGTGCTTTTAAAGAGGGTAAGCCTTTTAAGCAGTGGAAAGATGAGATAACGCCCACACTTCAAAAATACGGGTGGCTTGGAAAAACAGACGTTATCAATCCTGATACAGGAGAAGTCAAAACGATTAATGTCAATTCTAGGCGTTTAAAACATATCTACAATACCAATATGCGTGTGGCTTATGCACAAGCACGCTATAAAAACCAAATGCAAGGCGATAGTGAGTATTGGCGGTATGTTTCACTTTTAAAAGAAAACACGCATCTATCACACAGAGCGATGCACGGCATTATCCTCCATCGTTCGCATCCGTTTTGGAAGAAGAACTATCCGCCTAATGATCATGTTTGCTATTGCAAAGTCAGCGCATACACGAAAGAGAGCATTGAAGCCAATGAGTGGAAAGTAAGCGAAGGTGAGTTTGCGGATGTCGCAGGTAAAGACTGGGCATATAACGTTGGGGACAGTGGCTATGCGTTAGAGCGGGTTTATTTTAAGAAAGTCAAAGCCTTTACATGTAAAGAGTCAAATGCAAAGATAAGAACTGTGTTGTGTCCTTTTGTGGAAGCGGTGAAGAGTGGCTATCTTGCAGATATGCTTAGTCTTTTGCCGAAGAAAAAAGAGTGGGATAGCTTTGTCGATAGAGCGTTAGACACAACGATAAAGAACCATGAAGAGATGAGACTTGGATATCTAAGTGCCATTACAGGGCTTGAGACATACCTCAAAGAAAACCCACCAAAAAGTGACCTTATCTTGGCGGACACGGGAAGTATTCGAAACCTAAAAGCAAGAGGCGAGGATAGTGTTGCAAAAACAAAGAAAGAGGCAACTCGTCCTAAAAACACGCTTACCACAGATGACTTAAAAAAACTTATAGAGGTTATACACGCTCCAACAGAAATCTATAAAGATGATTTTCTTCTATTGGTTTATGACTTTGATGAGGGCAAAAACAAAATCGCTTTAAGCATTGATACGGGAGACAAAAACCGAGTTTACCACACAATCAAATCAGGACAAAAATATACCAAAGAAGAGTTTGAGAGTTTTTTAAACGATGGAAGAAAGATTAAGAAGATTGAAGAAAAGTGAATCGGGTGGGATTCGAACCCACATACTAGACGCGTTAACGCCCTCGACTACCTGCGATTATCGCTTTGGCACTTCGACTCACTTTAGAAGAGAATTATACCACATTTAAAGGAGTTCGATGCAAACAAAAAAAGCCTCGTTTTATGAAAGCTTGGCAAACACACTTAGTGGCTTTTTCATCAGCCTGTTACTGGCGTACTACGTCTTCCCTCTGTTTGGGATGCCTAAGAGCATAGAGAGTTCATTTTGGATTGTGGTCATTTTCACAGTCTCAAGTATCGGAAGAAATTACGTTATCAGGCGAGTGTTTAACTTTTTACATGTAAAGGAGAAAAGATGCGAAGAATAGCATTTGATTTGGTGTTGGTACTAGGGTTGGTACTTTTGTTTTATTTTAGAGTGTATGAGTTTGTGCCTGCTGCATTGCAGGTCATTGCTCTAAAAGCACTCATCGTGAGCATGGCGATTATGCATGCGCACATTGTGGGTAAGTTGTTGTTCGGAAAAGTGGACTGGGGTGGTGAGTTTAGGATTCATCATGCAGCAAGGGTGGTTTTATATGCGTTTGTGCTTATTGCTTATTCTATGGGCGGTTAGCCTCTTTGGGAGCGATCGTTGTGTCTCTTATGTACAAGAGGTAAGGCGTGCGCACTGGTCTGTATTTGGCATGAACTATCCCTATCAATATGGGGTGGCTCAGCTGAAACAAGAGAGTAATTGTCGAGATATTATCTCAAACGATGGAGTAGGTTCTGAGGGTGCTGCGCAGATTACATATCGGTGGTGGCAAGAGGTTTTAAAGGCAAATGGCGTCCTTGAAATCAAAACGCTGCCAAATCATCTTAAAGCGCAAGCCATTATCATGAAATCACTCTACAAGCCTGAATATCCGCTGTGGGTGACGTACCAACTCTATAACGGTGGAGGATGGGTACTTAAAGAAATCGCACGAGCTGGAGCGGTGGATTGGCAAAAAGCCAAAGATGCCTGTCAAAGAGGCGTTACATGCTTTACGACTAGAACAGGAAAGGTGTGTCGCTCAAACTGCGACATCAATTACGAATATTCACAACACATTTTTAACTACGCAAAGGAGTATGGGGATGTTAAAGACACTTCTTGGTTTCGGTACTGGTGATTTATGGAAAGGTGTTAGCTTTATGCTCGGTGGGCTATTGATTGTGATGGGTCTTTTCTCTCTCTATGAAATTGTGTCATTACACAATACGATTGACAAGAAGGAGACCATCATCAAAGATTACAGTGATGCTCTCACGAAAAAAGAGTCTCACATCAAAGAGCTCCAAAGCACAGTGGCACTCAAAAAAACAGAGCTTGAGGTACAAAATAAACTCATGGAAGCAAATCGGATAGACTTTGAAGAAAAGCTGGAGACTGTTATAAAAGCCAAAACACATATCAAAGAACAATACAAAGTGATTTATAAATGGGTAGAAACCTATAAAGGAGATGAAAATGCGACCAGTTGTGCTAATGCTCGTCACTTTTTTAATAGCGTTACTTGGTAGTGGCTGTGCTCCAAAAGAGCCGTGCGTTGATCAGTTTGTCAACATCCCTCAAAAGTGCGTTATTAAGGCAGAGGAGATGCCTGTTATTGAGTCCAAAACTTTCAAAGAAGGTGAAGAGCTGAGCCAAAGCAAGTGGGTCTACACAAACTACCTCTTGATAAAAGAGTACGCAATGAAACTAAGAGAAGACATCAAACAATGTCAATAGAAGTTCAAGGGCTTGAGAGCGTCCAAAAAAAGCTTAAAACACTAGATGATGCTCTTAGTCCTTCAAAGATGCGCTCCACACTTTTAACCGTTGGAAACATGGTTAAAACCACTATCGAAGAAAGCTTTGAGAATGAGAGTAGCCCTTTTGGTTCAAAGTGGCAACCACTCAAGATAAATACCGCAAGAGCAAAAGCAAAACGAGGAGCGAGTTCAAAAATCCTAAGAGATGAAGGAAACTTGGCGGATAGGTGGCTTGTAGGGGTGGAAGATGATGGGGTGTCTATTTCAAACAATATTCAGTCCAAAGGCTATGCGTATGGCAAAGCCCATCAATTTGGCACAAAACATATGCCTAAGCGTCCCTTCTTACCGATAGACGATAGCGGAAACTTAGAGCCAAAGTTGCTTAAAACGATAGAGAGTTATTTGAGCAATCAAATCACAAAAGTGTTCATATAACATCAAAAAAAGAGTAAAATAGGAGAAACCATGAAAGGAAGTACCATGATAGAGACGGTGTGCAAGATACCCTCCACGAAGGTGGATTATTTTGAATACGAGTGTAAGAAGTGTAAAAATGTAATGCGCTTTGGTGGTTCGATAGGTCTTGTGTGGGCGTGTCCCATCTGTAGCCATACTTTTAGCAAAGAAGATTTAGCCTACCTTGATGCCATCAAAGCCATCGCCCACTTCCAAAAGGAAGACAACCACCAAAGCCTTAGTTTTCATCTTAACTTTGTCAGTGTTGAAAGAGGGGCTTAACGAATAAGCCTCTCTAGTTTTTCATTGATAATCGCCATAATGGCATTGACTCCCTCCACGCTTTCTTGTTGGATAAACGCACACTCTAAAAGATGTTCTAGGGCTACGAGAGCGGTGGCAACTTGTTGCAGTTCGCCTTTGGTGTCTAAGTCCATCTTATGCCTCCTCTATAACATGCACCACACGATAGGGTGGCGTGTACATACCTGCTTCTTTTAAAACACGCCTCACCACAAAATCGCTTCTTTGGAGTGTTCTTTGAATATGTGCCAATGAGTGCCCATCTCGCTTTAGACGGACTATCATATCTGCTTCATGAGGTGTTAGCCATGTGTTGTAATGCGGTGGTTTAGCTTCAATAGTTTGCTTTTGTGCCGAAATGGTCTGCTTGTAGGCGAAGAGTAAATCTTCTTGCAAAGTTCCTATTTTTTCACTAAGCGTTGCAAGGATTTCATTTTGCTTGAGAATGATTTGCTCTAGGTTTTGCGGTTTAAAACTATTTTGTTCTTTAAGATGATAAAATGCCTTGACAAGTGCTTTTTTGAACTCGACCACTTTAGGCGTATTGCTTAGATATGTCATCAAAAGGGTTGCTTGTTGCTCGTTCAGATAGTAGGTTTTAGACGGTTTACTATCTGGACTTATTTTAAGCTTCTCTTTAGAAACTGGTGTCATTTCAAATGACACAACCCCAAACTCCTCTAAGTCTGCTTTGTGATTGTCAATTAACAGCCTCACGCTTCTTGCTTTGATTAAAGCGTGTTCAGCAATTGTAGTATGACTTACAACAGGTACAGAATTTCTAAATTCTACAATTTTCATTTCATCTCCTTTGTTAGATTTTTGGAATCATAGTCTTTTTTTTATAATTTTGTCAAGGGTAAAAGATTTTATTTGTACTTTACTAATCATAAATAGATTTTTAAAAGACTTATAATTAATATATTTAGATTTTTAAAAGACTTTTAAAGAGTGTTTAAAATGTTTGAGGAATTTGGACAGTTGCGATTTAAAAACGCAACCTTACAAACCAAAGTAGTTAAATGGTTTTTAAAAAGCGTTTAAACGGAGAAGTATTTTTGTAAGGGTCGGATTTGAAATCCGACCTATTTAATGAGGTCTTTTAGTAGGGTTTTAAAAGTATGAACTTTTTCAATTTCTTGTTTCAACTCAATATTTTCAAGATAAAGCTCTATTGCTTTTTTAAGAGGCTCGCTTACTTTGTCGGTGGAAATAGAAGTTTTAATAGCTCCTTCGCTATATCCCACCGCATCCCCCAACTGCTTATAGGTCATTCCCAACGCTTTGGCTGTGGCTTTTACGATGTTCTCACTCATCGTATCATCCCCAAGAGTGCGTTTTGGATAACATCGCTAGCGATATTGAAAGCTCCGCTTTTAATCTTTTCGATAACCACTTCCCCCACACTCTCTTTGGGTTTGAGGCTATTGGGCACTTCGCCTAGCACACCAAAGCCTTTAAGCGTTAAGATGACGTGCGAAAAGCCTGAAACCGTAGCGGTACTGTCTTTGTAGCGGATCAGTCCCTCATAGGCTAAGAACTCCATCGTGGCTTTAAAGACATCTTGCGCTTCTTCGCATCCGTACTTTTCACAAAATTTCATAACGCTTAGGTGTACGATAGACTTAGGAAAGGTCTCATACAACTCCGCAAACAAACACGCACTGAGCCTGTTAAACATCTCTATATTTTTCATCGCCATCCTTTTTTTCTCCTTTATTTTACTGTAATTTGGCTTAGTTTACAACTACTACAACTTTACAACTACAACTTACTTACAACTTTAAAAGCCCACAAATACGCACTTTTAAAGGCTAGTTGTAAAGTTGTAGTAGTTGTACACTTTAGCAAAGCTGGTACAACTTCCTATTGGCACTTTTAGTCACTTTCCAAAACTTGCCATCAAACTTCTCAAGGAAATTCAGCATAGTTTTGTCTGCTTTGCTTTTCTCAAGAGCCTTAAGAAGCTCTCCTTGAGAGAGTTCTTTTTCACTCAAAAGCTCTTTTATCTTTTGGCTTAGTGCGATATCTTCTTCGCTCATCTGTGCGATCATTGTATCAAGCTCTTTTAACGCCAGCGTCTTAGCATCGATACTATAGCTTACTTCTTGCACGGGCATACGATACTTCGTTGGGGTTAAACAAAACCACAAAGCCTCCCTCTGCGCTCCTATATTATCAACTTTCCACACTTCATCAATTGCATCTATTAGGCTTCCTCCACCTTTCATCGCATCGCCTTTTTTGGTGGTATGATTGATACAGATAACGGTGCCACCTGCTTTACGAATACGCTTAAAGAGCATGACAAGTTTATCTATCTTTGTCTCATCATAGAGTCCACTACCGCCTAGAAAAAACTTTAAGCCATCATAGATAAAAACACATTTATCGTAACCGTGTTTGGCGTTTTGGATGATTTTATCGCTTGCTTCATTCATCTCAGAGCGCATGTCATCCATAAGCTCACCGTTCACGTAGGTCATTTTCCCATTCATCGCTTTCACATGGACATCAAACCCTCTTTTTTTAATCAGGTCATAGCCATTGTCAGGGTCGAGATACAGCACGTCAAAGCCTTTGCTTACAAGATAGCTAGAGAGGGCAAAAGCCAACCATGTTTTCCCAGTTCCTGCCCCTGCGTATAGCATGTTAATGGTTCGCTCAAACAAGAAGTTTTTTAAAACCTCTTTTTGTTCGCTAAAAATCGTTGTATCTTGCTCTATCTGTAAAAACTCAAATCTACTCATTGCTCTCTTTTTCCTCTTCATCAAATAAACTCTTTAGATAAAACTTTGGATACCAGTCATATTTCACGACTTCAATGGTTTGCCACGAATAACCACACTTTGGACACCTTCTAAAGCGTTCGTTTTGACACCCTTTGATAGTACCCTCAACGGTTGTTTTATCATACGCACAACGTGGGCAAAACACTTATCTAACCTTGCTTAAAGCTAAGATAACTTTAGTGGCTTCATCTTTCTTAAGATGGGCGATAGAGATATAAAGTATGCCTGTTGCTCGTTTGATAAAATGTAGTAGTGCTCTCTCACTTTTATCCCTTGCTTTTTGTTCCCACATAGAGAAGATGGCACAGAGTTGTTTTTGCGTGATGCTTCCATTTTTTGGAGCTTGTTTTAAAAGCGCACGCCCTGCGATGTCAGGTTTTAGCGAGAGGGTGTCTTCTACTTTGTCGTTAAACACATCAAGGATATGTTTAAGCTCTTTGATAGAGAGCTCTTTAGAAGAGGTCACGCAGAAGCGTACATGTAACCAATCCTCCCAAGCTCCTCCAGCATAGAGCATGCTATACGTACCATGTTGATGAATAGCCCTAAGGAGTCCTTTTCTAAAGTTCTCTTGCAAAAAGGTCACGCTCTCTCCTTTATCGTCTTTTGGATATCTTGAAACAACGCTCTAAGCTTTGGGTCACTACAGGCTATTTCAAAGTTGCCACGACTTCGCTCTACAAAATCAAGCGTTGTCTTTTTAGGTTCAAGCACTTTGATAGGTTCTGCAATGACACACGCTTCAATGTTTTTAAACACAATGTGAGCATTTTGGAGTCGTTCTTTGTTCGCCTTATAAAAGGCTCTCATTTGCTCTAAAATGTGCTCTTTTTTGTACTTAAACTCGAACTTTGCAGCATCGTTTCTAAACACAAAAAACAAAACATTTCCTTTGATTTTGGCATAACGGAAAAGACTGGAGAGGCTTACCCCCTCCAACCCAGCCTTTGCGATATCTTGGATGCAACGGTAACGTTCCATGCCATTGATAAGCTCAGTCATTACGCACTTGCCTCGATATCGTTACTTTTTGCTTCAACCCAAAACTTATCTTCCACATTTCGTTTAGCGTCCACAAGCTTTAGCTTCTCTTCGCTCCAATCTCTCATAATGTCTTTATTGGGAGTCTCTTTTGTGATGATTGCCTCTTCAAGCCCATGTTTTTTCAAGAGCTCTAACGTTGTTGCTTTAACTCCTATAGAGGTACTTTGTCGATATCCAAAAAGACCAAATGTAAGTTCAATCGTTTTCTTATCTCCAAAGAGCTCACCTTTGTTGTACTCACAGTAAATACCAAGGCTTTTTTCTAAAAGCTCTTTTTGCTCAAGCAGCTGCTCTGCTTTTTCTTTCATATCTTCTTTGATTTCATTGACTCTGATATCTGCGTCTGCTTCTATCTTTCGAAGGTTGGCATTGATATCACTAATCTGTTTTAAAAGCGTATCGGCTTCACTTAAGCTGGTTACCTTGATTGTTTCGATTGTTGGTTTACTTCGTTTTTCTTTTGCCATTTTCTCTCCTTATTTTTTGCTTTTGCATTTGTCACATACCTTGGTTGCACCAAGGTGTCTCTCCCCACAAAGAGGACACTTTTTAACCTTAACTTTCAGTACTGGGACTTGGTCTCTCATCATCGCTTTGCTCCTTTCTTTCAAATCCAATTTTGTCTAAAAACTCGCTTGCCATCTTTTTGCTTATCTCATCTCCAATAGATTCATATACATTCACCTTCTCTCCAGCTACTCTTTGAACAGCTGCTGTTAAAACGCTAAGCTCACTAATCACTTCAAGCGTGTCACCTTGTATCTCTATAACACCTACACCATCTTTTCTATAAATCACTAACATCAAAACTCCTTTACTTTGTCAAATCAAGCTCTAAAAGATAGAGCTTTACACGCACAGGGCGCACCACTTTTTCACCGAGAAAACGTTTAAACCTTTTTGAGTATTTTGCATATCATGTTCTTGCTCTTTTGCATTGTGTGATAACATCATTAAGCAGTTCCATTGCCGTCTCTTGCTTGAGCTCTTCAGGTGCTGGAGCATTCACAGACTCAACACCTGCTAGAAAGGCAAGCCTTAGTAAATTTCGTAGTGCTTCTTCACTCATCGCTTTAAGCGGCTTATGCTCTTTCAATAATGGAACTTGTAAGCCAAAGGCAATAGCATCCGATGCATCAGAGTGTGAAGCATCAATCCCAAGAAAAGGTTTGGCAGCAGGAATAAAGATTTTTCCTTCATCTATAAGGGGCTTCACCGTTTCATATCTCATAACTTTTGGTTCTTTAGTCTGAGGTGTTGGCTCATCTTTTGATGTATCACTATTGCCTTTGCGTGCCGCTGATATCTTCTTACCATGGCATGCCTTACAGATTTTCTTCAAGCTTCCATCCCTGTTATGTCCAAAGGCACTATCTTCTTTCATCTCGCCACACTCTTTACAGCGTTCCAATTTAACGTGTTTAGGCATAGTGTCCTCCTCGACTTCACCTATATTTTCATCATCTATCTCTAAGAGACCATCCAATAATCTATCTCGCTTGCCAAAATCAACATGCTTACGTGTACTCAAAGAGGTGATGTCATCTGTACTAAAAGGCTTAGGCGGTTCAGTCATCGCCTTTGAAAACTCTTCCTCATTCTCATGGAGTACAGGAAGTCTTTTTTCTAAGCACTTGGCTTTATACTCCTGCCAAAACTTATTATTGTCCATCACGCCACCGCCACATAAGTCTTACTTTGTCTTCGTGCCTCTTTTACGATGGCATGAAGCTTGCCTGCTTGAGTGGTACTAATCCCAAGTGTTTTAGCTTTAAAATGAGTCACCTCAAGCTCCAATCTCTCTTTTTCCGCTGAGAGCTCACGCACCTTTTGGCTTAAAAATCGAACCTCTGCGCTTAGCATATCCACGCCAAGTAATCTTCTTAAAAACTTTTTCATTTCATTGCCTCCTCAAAGTTTTCAGCATTTCCCTCGTATATCTCAACGAAGTCCTCACACCAGTACTTCACTTCACGAAGATTTTGGCTCTTTTTCCAAAGCTTCATGACCTGTTTATCGTCCAGCTCTATGTTAAAGCTCTTTGTCATCAAGCTCACTTCCACTACGCTAAAAGGCTCTATGGGTAAACTAGCTCTTATACGTGTCTCAACTTGTGGGTGTGAACGTGCGATGATAAGCTCTAGTCTTTCCGTTCCCACCAACACCATAGGGATGTCACATTCATCATGGATGTGTCGTATCTGCTCTAGGCTTGGCTCACTCAAGAAGTTTGCCTCATCAACAATGATGATTTTTCGATTGGTTAAAAGCTCTTTTTTGATGCCACGCATAAGGTCTTTTTTGTTCTTTGGTATATTTTTTATACCGATAGAAAGTGCCAACTCTTCTAAGAACTCCTTTTGGCTCATGCCATCATACGAGGTGACGATGCACGCTTGTGGGTACTTTTTTGCAAAAGCCCTTATGGCAGTGGTCTTTCCTGTACCACTTTTCCCACAAATCTTCGTGAGTGCTTTTTGCTTGGTACTTTTAATGAGCGTTGCGATGATGTTTTCAGTATTGGCAAATTCCAATATCCCTGAATTTTTGCAAATCTCAGAGTATTTGCCCCCTTTAAACTCACCCTTTAAAGTGTTTAAAGGCTCTTTAAATTGGACTTTAGACTCTAAATAGTTGATGATGGTCTCTTCTACTTTTGCTTTAGAAGTAGAACTCAAGTTATAATCTCCCCAGCCACTCAAACACTTAGAGACATACGCACCATTTAGTCCTGTATCTCTAGCGATTTGACCAGCACTGCCACCGCTTGCCTTGAAATTTTCAAATAATTCTTGTAACATTCCATTATCCTTTTAGACCGAGTAAGGCATCTTCCATGTCGTCCATGCTCGGTCTGTATGTTTTTTGATTTCCGATACTTGCTTTCAC